CCGTACCCCTCTTCAGCATGGGGAATTATAGTGTTGTTCCATATGTGACCGACACCATTCGCGCCTCCAGCACTTGTAACTCCATTTGAGTCATGAGCCTCAACTACGATATCAAATTCCCTTATTGGGTAATCGTTAGGGGCATTTCTAAGAAGAATTCCACTTGTATCCGAGCGAAACCATTCTATTTCGTTTTGGACAGCGGTTATTTCTCCATTAGCGTCGTACCATTTGATGTTGGAATCAGGATTTTCTCCGAGGCTTACTATAGTGTTGGGGTCATTGTATTCTTTAAAAAACGTAAAGCTTCCTTCTGCCGCCGGATTACTCTGTCCAGTTAGCTCTACAAAGATATGGGAACTAGGAACTGAGCCCTTTTGGTGCTTTCTTATAGTTATCCTATAGTCATTATAAGGGATAGGAATATAAAGCCGATTATCTTGGTCGTCAAAGGTTTTTATGGCATCTCCGATTTGCCAAGTAAAGGTTGGTTCTGTTGATTCGAGCCTGTTTAGTCTATTATCATGAAGCGCATCGGTGGGTAGTTGTTGGGTTGTTAGATCGCTTATCTCAACTAATTTTATTTGAGAAAAAACTTCTGTTTCAATGAGTTGGTTATCTCTTATCCCCGGAGGTGGGGTAGCTAAACCGTTGTAGTTGGTTCCCGGAATGAGCCCTATTACTGCGTTTTCCGAACGAACATTGTTGTTGAGCGCAAAGACTGCAAACCAATGGTTGGCGTCTTTTTGCAGCAGCGCCTCAAAGAAATAACCTGCTAACATATCGTTTTGGGGCTTTTTTGTTGCGTCGATATATTGAGAAAAGTTTTCCGGATCGTTTGCGTCATAATAATTGCCGGGAACAATAAAATATTCTCTGCTGTTACCTAGGGGGTCTTTGGTGAATTTCTGAAAATCTGCATTCGATGATACATTGTAAAGGGTTGTATCTGTAGCGGCGAAGAGAGTTGATGCATTGGCTATGCTAAGTCCTGCAAGACCAAACCCCGCTTCAGTAGGACTTGCTGCATGGTGGCAAATAAGGTAAGTTGTTTTGGAGGGATTTGTGGTAAGGGGATCTACTGAAAACTCTTTATTATTACCTTGCGCTGATTCTAGGAGCTTCGCCCCAGCTTCAGGAAACCTAATTTCAACAGTGGGATATTGAAAATCTTGCCCGTTGATTGGTTTTTCGGATTTTTCATATTCTTGAGGAAAACCTTTTATTATTGAATAAGCGTCTTTGGTTTTTTTGGTGCCCCCGATCTCGATATAAGGCCAATGGATAGGCTTGCTGTAGGTGGGGGACACAAAGGACTGGCGTGATTCAACGTTTGAATATTTTCCTGTCGAATAAGCTAGGGCGGAAATGTTGTAGGTGGAGTTGTCGTCGTTTTCGGAAATATTAATAGCTCTATAATTAGAAAAGTTTCCACTTATTAATTTGGGGTTGTTGGGATCATTTGGTTCAAGGCTCCATATTAGATTCTGGCCAGAGAAGCACCCTCCCGAATAAGATTCCGTGATATCTCCTTTTGGTCCTTGAATATAGTTATTGGTGTATCCAGTTATTACATAATTATCGAAATCTAGTTGATTTCCAGTACCTATAACACTTCCGTCGGTTAATTCTAAGCCTGTATGAAAGTAAATTTGTGTGCAAATTCCGCTTCCCCCTTGTTGGTAGTCAGAATGGTAAGTACCTGTTACGGTTCTGGTGTGGCCTCCTAAGAAATATAGGTTTTGGATTTGGGGCCTTCTTATTTGGCTAATGTCGTCCGAATCCATGTCGGAAATTTGTGTGGCGTCGTAGGAATAGGTAGGGGTAAGTAGGGAGAATTTATATACTTGGTCTGTGTCAAAGCTTACGGCGTTATCAATGGTGACACTATTCCCCGTAACCGATCCGTTTTGTCCTGCGGGAAAAGTCAGCCCTTGGTTTGTGTAACTTACGGTGTTGGGGGCCGCCGCTAAATTATTACCAACCCCATCATTCTTCTCCACATTGTTTGTCCGTCCCCCGAACTTCAATGGGGTACGATATTGATCGTAAACCTGAAAAATATCTCCCGGCTTAAGATAGGCTCCGTCTTGACCTACTGAAAAAGAAATGGTTTCGGTTTCTTCAAATTCACTCGCCAACAGCCATGTACCAAATCTTCTTGCTTGGCCCCGGCTGGTAGCGCCCAAGGCAGTTGTTTGTATTTCCCTGATACCGTATCTTTTGATAGCCTCTTCGTCTTCCACATATTCTACAGCAGGTTTGTAAAAATCTCTTCTGTTGATGTACCTAATTAAAGCGACGCTGTGTCGGGTCTTTTTGGCCGAAGAAGCGTATGTGAAATTTCCTTCTACGACGTTGGTGTTATTAAATTGGTAGATGGGTTTTTTGTAAGCGTCTTGTACGGGGTGTATAAGGCCATTGGAGTAATATGCAATACCACGAAAAATTGAAGATAAATCATTAATAACCTTATACGCCTCTTCTCTTGAGGTTATTATATGGTTCATTGTGAACCGTGGTTCTATGCCGCCGTAACCGTCGTCGACTAGAACATCGCAGTACTGGGCTATTTCATAAAGAGCCCATTTGTCGACTTGGCATGTATCAATATAATCCCCCAAACCATAGCGCGGGTTGGTGAGAAGGTCATAGAAGCCCCATGCTGGGTTATCTGTCCATTCTTTTGTTATTTGAGGGTCTCCAAGAGGTAGGGCTAAAGTCGTGGGCCAGTTTTCTATTTGCTTGAAACCTCCATCCCAAAAATTGTCATCATCAGTTCCTTCTGAATAGCCTTCGGTTGTGGCCCCTGTTTGGTTTGAGTGAACAGTTCCAGTAAGAGCACCGTAATTAGTAATGAGATAAGGGTTAGGGAAGGCTGTTGTTTGTGGTGTAAAGTTCGCAGTATAAGGGGCTTCTCCGATTGTTATGCGGAATTCATCCATGTATCCTTTGAAGTACTGTGAAGAACCCGCCTCATATTCTCCTATTGTAGAAGCTACAGCAGCGGTTTTGACAGTGTTCGTTGCGGTGGCGTTTGCGTAACTCGTTCCATCTATATAAATTTTAAAGTCGTTACCATTTCTTACAGCCGCTATGTGGTGCCATGTGTTTACAGTTAGGGCTTGGGTGGTAGTGATACTTAAAAACTGGTTGCCAGTTGTCTGGTCTTTGGCACGCAAGACTACTTTTCCAGCCGTGTTTGTTTGTATGTAAATTACCCCGCCCGAATCAAAAACCATCCGGTCAGCAGATAAAGATCCACTGTCTGGTCTTACCCAGCATTCAATTCCCCAGCTGGAATTGCTCCACGCAAATGAAGAACCGTTGCTTGCTCCTAATGTTGCGCTATCTCCGGTTCCGTCTAGGTAAAGGCTGGAAGGTTCAAATTTTTCTTGTGTTGTGGAAAGTTTAGCGCTTCCATTTAAAGCGATGGGTATTTGGTAAGTACTTGAGTCGCTTGTAGAGGTTGCGTCGTTTTCTCCGTCAAAATGCAAGAGGGTGTGAGTATTGGGCTTTTGATAAAAGTTGGTTGGATAGGTTATGTCGGGAGTGTTTTGGGTTAACGTAAATTTTCCTCCCCCTTCGAACGTAACCACTTGACCGCTCCTAAGGCGAGATTTTACTTTTACGCTTTGGGGCCATACGGCGGCATTCCCATCTCCGTCAAGTAGGTCTAGACTTAAGGCGTCACTTATGCCGTAAGTTTTCTTTATTGGGTCATAGTTATTTGGGACTTGAACTTTTATTAGTTTAGTGTCGTAAGAACGCGCCGGAATTCGGGTAAAAAATTCAGCATCAAACTTGGAGTATACCATTGAACTATAAGGGTGTCTTAGTTTGGTTCCGTAAATTTCGACAATAGAATCCACATAAGTTGGGTTCCTTAGGTAGGAGGTGAGAGATTCGGGAGTTACCCTTATAATTTTAATAGTCCATCCTGAAAATGCCGGGTCGTAAACATAGTCTGATTTAAGATCTATTGTGGTGTTTCTGATATATATTTGCTCTATTTTACCTTCAATGACTTCTTTACGTGGCGACGACCATTTAATGTCTTTGGTTTGTACTTCTTTACCTTCCTCTCCACTCGCTACACTAATGAATCTTTGGTCGAAAAGCGGTTTGAAGTATATCCAGTATTCTACCGCACGCGCTTTTGTATCTCCGTAGCCTGTTGAAGCTACGTGACCCTTCTTAAGCTCCTTACTGTCTTCATAAGTTTTGGGGGCGTTTTCGCTTCGAATGTTTTCGTATAATCCTGCGACTTTTATTCTTACTTGAATTTTTGAGCATTCCTTGTTGAGGATAGTATAGGTTTTAGCCACTGTGTCTATTGCGGCATCGGTAACTATCTTGTCAGAAGTAGTCCGTTCAGTAGGGGAGCTCCCTCCTTGGGTTGATATTCCATAAAGTCTTTCCCCGATGGTTCTTAATACGCTGAGGTCTAGTGTTTCCTGAGCTGGGAGTTTACTACTTAATTCCGGAAGGCTTCCTGCTGGATCCCCTTTAACATATTCAATGTTAATATTGGTAAAGTTATAAAACCCATTCGAATCCACCACGGGAACATCATTCCAGTAAACAGACTGCAAGAAGCCTAAATCAGTATCATAATTATTGTCTATTCCTGTGGCCTGATAGGCGGTGTAAACCGCACTATTATAGCCGGTTTGATTCACGTTACCTTCGTAGGTATATTTGCCGCTTACTAAACCTTCTATAACTCCTTCGCATAGAAGATCAGCTATTTCAGCGTCAGCGCTGGAGACATACAGGTTATCTCCCTTGTCGGGAAAAGATACCCCTGCCTGATCAACTATTACGGGCCGTGCTTGTGTTTCTTCTCCGCCTCCCATTTTTATTCTTCCGGTTCCATTCTGGTGCTTATTGTTCCTTCGATATTAGGAATATTATATTTTAACCCGTACTTTCTTTCTCCCCAAATTACACCTCCTGAGGAGTCTTTGTTTTTATCTACCCCAGCATCTTCATCAAAGTAGTCTATTGTGGTTTGGACAACTTGACTTCCTACAAGCAGCCTGCCGTAACCAACAAAAACAGGGCCCCCTTCTTGCACGACGTTTTGAGGGCCCGAAAAAATATAGGGAGGCCTCCCTCCCCCTTCTACTTCTCTAAAGTCATCAAATTCGGGGTCGGGCGTTAATAAATTAGCCACTCCTGCCGCCACTAGTCCGATACCGGCTATGACCATCATGCCTGACGTGCTTGCCCAAGCCGCGCCTCCGGCTATGGCCAGTCCCCCCACAGCAATTAAAGCAACTCCCACGATAATCATTAGCCAATCCATCCAATCGTCAGACCCCTCTATGACTGGGATAATATCTAGGGTTTTAAGATTTGATATTTTATTCATACATAATTCTGAGTTTTTTAATCCTTCTCTAGTGTTAAGTTTGGAGGGGTCGCTGGCTATAAAATCCTTTCCGTTTATTAAAATCCTGTATTTTATATTTTTTTTGTCATTTTTTAGTAAAGCAGGATAAAAACTTTTACAGGTAGCTTGAATTCCTCTAACAGCCTCCCCTACATTTTGGACAACAAAACTCCATTCGTTTTGTTCCATTTGTTCTCCTAAAATTCCGTGCAGTTTAACTTTTACCTTATTCATTTAACTCCTTATGCCTATATACCTTACACACTTTAGCTAAGTGGTGTTTTCCTAGCTTCTCTATGGTTGGATACTTATTTCTTGGGTGATGGTAGAGAGTTCCGTCACCAATATAAACCCCAACGTGATTCGGTCCTAGCCCTTTTCGGAATTCGAAAACTAGAACGTCATGTTTCTTGAGGGGAACGTCTTTGCCCAATTCTTCTATGGGGAGAGACGGGTTTGTTTCGTTGAGGTTGAATAGTTCCTGAATTAAATGGGGATTTTTTTTATGCCAATCGTTCCCTAGGGAATTTCCCCCCGACAAGGTTATTTTTAATTTTTTATAGTAATCCTTAACCAGAGTGTAGCAGTCAGATTTTCCTATTGCGAAATTTTTATTTAATTCCACCGTTTTCTCCTTAGCAGGATCGTAGGAGAAGAAAGAATCTTTTACTGTGTTATACAAAACAAAGGGGATCTGGTGATTGTTGCTGTTGATTTTATCGTTTTCAGAAAAAGTTTCATTTTCCGACGTATGGGAATGGTAAATGGCTCGAAAGGGTCCACAAAAAGATGCGTTGAGATAATCCTTAGCTGTAATATAAAAATGTTTGGATGGGTTTTCGGAGTAGTTGGCGCATTTGAAAACTTCCAAGTTTTCCTTTTGCTGGAAAAGTATACCGCAACATTCCTTTGGGTTTTCCTCGAGGGCGTGTTTTCTGATGGTTTTTTTAATTTCTGGAGTGATATTCATGGTTTATCTCCCTCCTGCTACTTTTCTTGCGGCAGGAAAGCCTCCAAAAGGTAACCCAGTCGATATGGGACAGCTGCCTTTGGAAACGGTTGCGTCTGCGCCCCACCTTAAACGACATCCGTTTAGGGACTTGGAACATTGGTCTGCCATCCAATAGGTTGGGTTGGGTGGCGGATTTTTTTCGTTAATGTCTTCAGGCAAGTTTTCTTTAGCTACATAATAATACTTTATTTTATCTTTTTCAATATAAACATAGTCTCCTTTCTCGTAAGCATAGTCCCTTTCAGGCTGCCCTTTGAACTCTCTTTTCCAAGGACCTTTATCGTGACTCTCTCCGACAGCTTGAAGTGGTATATCTAACGCGGTGTAAATTTTTTCGTCTTTGTCCGAGGCTACAGCAGGAGCTCTGTCTGGAAGAGTAAAATCTTTTTTTGTCAAATCTGCTTTTTGAAGAATCGGTATTTTGTTCTTTAGCAGTTCTGTGCTGTAAGCGTGTTGATACCAACATCCGGGCCCTCTGTATTGCCAGTTGCATTTATCTGCAATTATTGTTCTGCGGGGAATTTTGGTTCCTTCTAAATCTAAAATAGAAGAAAGTTGGTATTGAATTGTGGATTTATTTTCCGCTGTTTTTCTTTCAATGTAATATACATCCAGTGGAAGTTCTGCGTTTGGATCGGGTTCGTACCCTTGAGGTAATTCTTGGGCGTTAGGGGAAAGTTTAGCGGTGTCTGGGTTGAATCTGAAATTACTCCAATCCAAATATTTTGCAAAAGTGCGATGACGAGTGACTTTAGCTCCAATTATATCACCAAATTTTAGAAGTTGATATTTCAGCAGGCTTAACTGTTCCATTCCCTCCTTTGATTGACTGGAAATAGACAGTATCGGAGTGGGAAGAGTACCTTTGCTTGAGTTTTCAAAGCCGGTTGCGTCTATGGGGGCTGGATAATATCTTTTTCCCTGCCACTGAATTTCAGAATTAAAAACCTTTATGTTATTGTGAAATCTCAAAGTGTTATCAACTGCCCCCGAGGTGTTACTGTCGGCAGTAGTCCCGATGCCGATATTGCCGCCTTTTTTTATAGCTTCTGACGTTAGGCTTACTGCGTTGTTGGCTTTTACGATGTCGCTTAAATCTATTTCAAAAAGAGTAACTAGAGAAGACGGGGTCAGGTTGCTAAGCTCAAATTGTAGTGATTTTATTGAGGCTCTAGCTTGAGCTGAAGTTACCGTCTTGGATGGGGTGCAGTCTTGTGGCATCTTTTTTTAATTGTTTTCCTGAGAGAACGAGGCTGTTACCGTATAATTGTCAAAATAAACAAAGGAGGTATTAAAAGTGGAACATACAAAGCGCTTACGCCATCCTCCAGTTAGGATATCATCTGCGTATAAGTTGGGTAACGTTTCGAAAACAAAACTTTCAACAGCTTTTCTCGCTTTGAGAAAATGCGCAATGACTCGAGCTTCTCTTTCTGAACGTTTATCGAAGGTTACTTCCATTTTGATTAAACTGGAGAAAAGGCCGTCGGGAGTTCTCTGTTCATATCCGTTTCCGAATTTGGTCAGGTTTACAGAGGGGTCGTGTTTGGTTGAGATGTTGTAGGAGGGAAGCCAAAAGAAATTGGGTTTATACTCCTTCCCTATTTGGGAGTATCCTTTCCAATAGATGCTATCAGTTTTGGGGTTTTCGTTTGAGTCTTCCGGGTCTTGTCCGGTGGAGTCACGAGTCGCGTAATAATATTTTATTTCTTTGGGGACTTTGTTGGTCGCAGAGTCTCCGACAAACTCTATTTTAGACACAATATCATTCTTCACATAGGCTACCCCTGATTCCCATGCGGCTACGTTATAAATACTATTAGCGAATGCCATTTCTCCTTAATCCTTTATTTATTGTATTACACTTAAAAAGAAGTGTAAAATAAAGATAAGGTAATGTTAGGAAGAATTAGGAGAGAGGCTGAGAAAATCACCATTAATGGTAGTGGGATACAGGGAGCTCAGTCTATCTCCGCACAATACGATTCGGTTGGAGGTTCCCCCCTCAGGAATTTAGGGATAAACGAGATTCAATACGCTCCTGAAGGGCCCCAAACCGCCACTTTGCAGCTAGATACGCTTCTTACGCATACTCTTTCTTCAGGGGGATACGGTTACACCTCTGTTGATACGATGCAGAATTTTACCGGAGATGTCCCTTTCAGTGGGATAATCGACTACGGAACAGAAAATCTTTATTTTACACAGGCCTACTTGGAAACCTATTCGGTTTCCTGTTCGATAGGGGAAATTCCACAAAGTTCAACAACTTCTGTAATTTTTGGGGATTTGGGGACCGGTTTGTTTGATTCTTGGAATACTGGAACGTTTTTAGACCCCATCAGTGAGACCGTGCCGGATTTAAATGTGACTAGTTATAATTCTATGGACGTCAATTTGGATGAGTTTTCCACCAATCGCATGACTTCTTTTAGCGTTGACATCGCAACTCCCCGTGTCCCTATTTACGTAACAAATAACGATAAGCCGACAAAGGTAGTTCCCGGTACTCCTATAGAAGTTAATGTTAATTTTTCTCTAGATATTGACGATTACAAAATAAAAAATATGAGATTTGTGCCTGAACAAACCGTTTTTAAAGACACGACAATAACTTTGAAAAAAAACAATTCCGACGTAGAATTATTAAGGTATTCGTTCAACAATATGTTATTAACCTCCGAATCTTTTCAGGCTGAGGTAGATTCCAATGCGGGAATCAATTTTAATTTAAGATCTTTCATATTAAGATGAAAACAGTGTAATAAAAAGGAGAAAAAGGTTATGGCAACGGTATTTTATGACAAGGCGGTAGTGGAGGTGAGATTGGGGGACCAAAAAGAACAGCTTCTGGCGAGTGATTGTTCGTTGAATTATACCGCTTCTCAGCAACCCCTGTACGCCATAGGGACTAAGGGGTCCTTGGGTCAGTTTCCGTCAGCCGCAAGGGCTGGGGACGTTTCTTTTTCGTTTTTAACTAGTATAACGGGAAATTTTTTCGGCTA